TAGGATCTAACGCGACTGTCGTTATCAAGCCGACTTCTACTGCTGTGAGCTCATCAAATCCCGCTTATACGGCTGTGGCCCTTGTTACCGACCTAACCCCCGTGAGCGGTCAGATAGGCGATTTAGCCACATTCTCAGTTACTTGGCCTACTTCTGGAACTGTTTCCCGCGCAACAGCGTAACAAATAGGTTAGGGTTATTGTATGAATCAGATAACTCTTACAATCAATTTTATTGATGGCACTTCTCAGGAAGTCAAATGTTCTGCCGGCGATATCGTGAAATGGGAATCCTATTTTGATATTGGTGTGGACAAACTAGAAAAAGTTACTCACCTGCTCTATCTCGCTTGGCTTGCTGTAACAAGGCTAAAGAAAACTGGTGAAAACTTTGATGGTTGGATTGACCTTGTTGGGGATGTGCAGGTTGCAGACCCAAAAGCCTAAGCTCGCTCGGTGTTGATTCTCAGCATTGGTTGATAGCTAATCTTTCGGTTGCGACAGGTATTGCGCCATCAGTTTTGCTTCAGGAATCAGATCGGATGCTAAATACTATGTTGTTTGCTTTGCAACATCAAAGGGGCGGTAATGGCTAGCGATGTCGTATTCAACGCTAAGGCTTTAATCAAAGATTTAGAAGCTCTTGAACCTGGGATAACTAAGCAACTAAAAAAAGATATTCGTCAAGTTGTTAAACCTATGCAAACAGATATTAAGTCTGCTATTCCTTCAGTGAATCCTTTTATTTCGGGTGTTAGAAAAGTTGCTAATACGCGTGGTCGTTTAGCTTGGGGTGCAGGTAAGCCTGCCAACACTGTAACTATAAGTTTTAAGACTGGTCGTTCTCGTAAAACTGCGACAACAGCATTATCTGCTTTAGTTGTTTCTTCGCCGGCTACTGCTTTAGCGGATGTTGCCGGTAAAGGATCTGGTGAAGTTCGTAGGCCTGTAACTAACGCTTATCCCTATAAAGATGGGGAGAGAAGGCATAGGACTACTACTCAAGGTCAAAAGATGATTCGTCATCTTCGTTCTAAGCGTGCTAGTAACTTTGTTTATCCTGCTGCCGAGCAAAGTCTGCCGAGTGTTCAAGCTGAAGTAAAATTAGTTATTGAACGATACGCAGCCAAGGTGAACAGGAAACTCAACTAATGTCCGTCATAGTAAAACTTTTATCTAAGTTTGATGATTCAGGTATTCGTAAAGCCAAAGGCAGTTTCAGTGGGCTAAAGGGTGCTATCGGTGCTATCGGTATTGGTGTAGGCATATCTCAAATAACTGATTTGCTTTTAGATTCTGCTAAAGCTGCTTCAGGTGATGCTAAATCCACAAAACTGCTGAACACTCAGTTAGTTAGAAATGCTGGTGCTACTAAAGCACAAATTAAGCAGTCCGATAAGTTTATTGAAAAACTATCTCTACAAACGGGAATCCTCGATGACGATTTAAGACCGGCTTACGCAAAGTTTGGAAATGTTACCGGCAATGTTAAAGATGCTCAAAAACTTCTTACTATAACTCTTGATGCTGCTGCTGGTTCAGGTAAATCTCAAACAAAAATTGCTCAAGCTGTGGCTAAAGCCTATGACGGAAATACTAAATCTTTACAAAACATGTTCCCTGAACTTAAGAAATCTAAAGATGTTTTAGGTGATTTCACTACTGAATATGAAGGTATGGCTGCAATCAACGCTGACCCTTTTATGAAGTTTAACAACAGTATGGACATTTTGAAAGAAAAACTTGGTGCAGTAGTTTTGCCTTTGCTCTCAGATTTTGTTGATTACATTAGCCAGCCTGGTGGGCCGATAGATCAGATGAGTGCTTTTCTTGATTCTTTCCAAGACCCTAACAGCGATGCAAGTAAAATGTTTACAAATATTAAGGATGCTGTAAAAGATGCTTTTGGTCATGTGAAAGACTTCTTTGCTTTGTTCGGTAATGGTGATGCTATGAAGGGTTTCGGTAATGTTGTAAAAGCATTAGTTATTGCTTTACCTGCTTTGATTGCTCTAAAAGGTATTATGGTGCTTGCAAGTGCAGGCAAGGCTGTAGCTGGTTTAGTTACAGCGATGAAAGCTATTGCAGGTGCTAATGCTGCTAGTTCTTTGGGTGGTGCTGCTGGTGCTGGTGCAGCCGGTATTTCTGTTGTAATGGTAGGTGTTGCCGCTATTGCTGCCACTCAGTTTGCTGCTGCTGTTGCTACTGGAATGGCTGATGCTTCAGTAAAAGCGGCACTAGCGGCTAAAGGTTCACAAGCTACTACAACTACATCAGTTTTTTCTGGTTCTAATGGTCAAACTATGAGTATCCCTAATACAGGCAATATTCATGACTTGTTTGGATTTAAGGCTGAAGCAGCTAAAAATGCTACTAATAACATCATTAATATAACTGTTACTAATGCTGATCCTAAAGCGACTGTTGATGCTCTCGCTAAGTATGTTAAAACTAATGGTGCGTTGCCTTCTGTTTTAACTACGGGTAAGTATGGCAAATAAATGGCTTCACCTCAATATCTTGTTGAAATACAGTTTGGTTCAAGTGCCTATAAAAATGTTTCAGACTATGTAAAAAGTATTTCTTTTAGTCGTGGTATTTCTAGGGCTTTAGATGACTATTCGGCAGGCACACTTTCAATAACTTTTGTAAATAATGATCGTATTTTTGACCCGCTAAACACTAGCTCTATTCTTTACTACACTGCTGGCGGTTATACGATGGTTCAGCCTGGTGGAAAGATTCGTGTTACTGCTAATACGACTACAAGAGTTTTTACAGGCTTTATTCAAACTTGGGATTTTAGTTACGATCAAGCAGGGTTAGATGGTCAAGCAACAGTAACTGCTTTAGATGTTTTATATAAGGCCAGTAACTATACTTTTGCCGGTGGAACTCAAGCAATTGTTGAACCTACAAGCAACAGGATGAAGCGTGTTTTAGGTAGTTTTCTTTGGAGTGCAGCCGATTATGCAGGTATTCAAGCAGGTATAACTATGGTTGGTGCTGATGAGCAGGCTTCTGGTCAGAATGTTTTAACTTATTTACAAAATCTTGCTCGCAGTGAGCCAGGCGATTTTTATAGTGATTCTTCAGCAATTTACACTTTTAAGGATCGTAGTTTTATTAACTACACTTACACAAATGTTGTTAGACAAAACTTTGTTTCACCGCCTTCAACTGCTACTGCTTCTACTGCCACAGGCACAGCCATTCCGACAGGTTGGGTTTATGGAACTGCAACAACAATAGACCCGTCTGCGCCTTATCAATCTGGGACAGCAAATGTTGCTCAAGTTGTGGTAGCCAATAATGCTACCGAAATGCTATTCAATGAAGTGAACGCTTTAAAATATAATTCTGAACAGGCTTCTGCTGGCACTGTTGTTGCTTCAGCTTATGTTTATGGCTTGCAGGCTTCCGATATGACTATGCGTTTGACTTTAGTTAATGCTGCGAATACTGGTGCTATTGGTAGCGCATCAACAACTATTACTTTTGCTGGTGGTTGGGAAAAGATTTCAGCTACCGCAGTTTATGGTGATGTAAGTTTTTCAGGTTTAAAACTGCGTTTATTCGGGACTGGAACTGCGCTTGTAGGTTTTTATGCTAACGGAATTATTGCTGAAAATATTGCTCAAGGTGCTTCTGCTGGAGCGTATTTTGATGGGGCTTCTAGTCCAGGTATAACTAGTGCAACAACTCGTTATGAAGTTGCTTGGCTTGGTTCACCTGGTAAAAGTTCTTCAGGTTTAGTTACTTCTACTGCTGCCACTGCAACTGCACCTACTTTAGTTACTTTCGCTGACCAGAACTCGCAGGGCGCTTTGTATGGTAATGGCACAGGTATTCCTTTTACTGATTTGCAGATAACTTATGCTTCAGATCAGATGTATAACAATGTGCAAGTTGTGGGTGTGAACGCTACTGCTACTGCTTCGGATACTGCGCTTATTTCTCGTTATGGCAATTTTTCTTGGTCGCAAACAGATAATTTGACTACTTCTGTTACTAGACCGGCAGTTTTGGCTACAAGTTATTTGGCTGAATTTCGTTTACCAGAATATAGGGCTTCTGCTATTACTGTTGCTTTGCATGCTTTGACTACTGCTCAACAAAACTTGTTGTTAGCTTTAGAGTTGCGTGATGTGGTTAGGGTCTGTTTTCAACCTTCAGCAACAGGTTCAGTGATTGCAAAGTATTATCAGATTTTAGGTATTGACTGTAATGCTGACCCTGAAAGAGTTGAATACACTTATAAACTGGCTTCATTAGATCGTTTAGGTATGCGGTTAGATAGTCCTTATCTAGCTATTTTAGACACTTCTATTTTGGGATAGTAAACTAGGGCTTTAGGAGAACTTTTATGACTTTGAAAACTTGGGCTGTCGGCGATGTGCTTACAGCATCTGATTTGAATACTTATGTTTCAACGCAGGTCGTTGGAACTTTTGGTTCATCTGCTATTCGAGCTACCGCGATTGTTACGCCTGTAAATGGTCAGCTCGCTTACCTGACTGATAAAGACCATATTGAACATTATGATGGGGCTACTTGGCAGCCTTTGCCTGCTGCGGTTTATGCGTTTTCTGCTACTGGGCCGAGCACTGCTGTTGCTGCTGCTAGTTCTGCTTTAGTGTCTGTTGTTTTACCTGTTTCAAGATTTACTACTGCACCTATTATTGTTGGGTTGAGCACTTCTGGAGCATATTTTACGCCTGTTGTAAATGCTGTAAATACTGGAACTGCGACTATTGCGTTAGTAAATAATGGTGGTGTTTCTCAGCCTGCAACACAGACTGTTTATGGTTTAGCAATAATGATGGCTACTGGAACTGCTGCGGGTTAGGAATAATTATGTTGAGTTGTAAAACAGAATCATGTTCAGTAAAGGGTGTGCCTAATACTGCGCCTGCTGAAGGAATCCTTGTTTGTGGTTTGTGTGGTCAGGAAATGACTGCAAATGACTGAGCCGACTAAACCTAATAATCAGACTTTGTTGTTGCAGATTATTCGCGACATCGAAATTTTGAAAGCAAATAGTATTCAGATTCTTGATGCTTCACGCGATCACGAAAATCGTATTCGTGATTTGGAGAAACAAATAAATCGTAGTGCTTGGATACCTGCTTTGATTACTGCTGTCTTAACTTCGGTAAGTGTTTATTTGATTAGTAAAGGATTAAAATGATTAACCCTGGAACATACAACATCACTGCTTATCAGGGTGCGGATTGGGATAGAACTTTTACCATTACACAATCTAGCACTGCCCTAAACTTGACTGGCTATACTGCCGCTATGCAGGTGCGTGAAGCAGCTGATTCCACTGCTTACCTGGTGTCTTTGACTTCTGGTTCGGGTATTACTTTGGGTGGCACTGCTGGGAGTGTTGCTGTCGCTATTACTTCAGCGCAATCTTCTGCTTTATCTTCAGGTTCTTACGCTTATGACCTTGAGTTGATTTCTGGCAGTCAGGTTACTCGCCTGCTTCAGG